CGACCGCCGGGCGCGATCCGAGTTTGCGCCCGTCAATTATCGGCACCCGGATGGAGCGGCAGTTCATGTGCAGCGGCGGGATCGGGCCGTCGCCTACCGGGAACACGTCCCCGTCCAGGCTGCTGCAGATCGGCGTCGTGCGGCTGTCCAGGGTCGCCACGTATTGCTCGCGCGGTATCACACGTCGGTTTCTACGGTAAAGCTCCTGCCGAGTGGCGTTTGAGATAGCGCTCGTGGCCGTTTGGGATAGCGTTTGGGCGCCACGGCGGGTAATTTGCCGCGTCCCGTCGGTGCCGCCCAGGGCCTGCGTTCCGAAAATACGCCGGGAAATCTGCGTCGGCGTCTCGCCAAATACGAGGCCCTGCCGGATCTGATCCATCATGCGCCGGCGGTCGTTGAGCTGAAATGTGCCAAGCCAATCGCGGAGGATCCGGTTATTGAACGGCCGCCCGAAAACGATGCCGCGTAGCTCACGACCGGTCGGCAGCACCGGGGCATATTTGACGGGCAGGTTATCCACGATGACGCCGGCCATGAATACGTTTTCGCCGAAGGCCAGCCCCACCAGTTCGGTACGCACCAGCGAATTTATCGCTTCCCAGGTAGGCAGCTGAATAGCCCGGATGAGCCGGGCGAGCCTTACCATGCGCTGCGTCTGCGACGGCCCGGGATCCCATCCCTGCGCGGCGACCCGGTCCAGGCGGGCCTTCAGTTTGCGGGTCAGCTCGGGCTCGATGCTGTTCAGCAGCCGCACGATACGTTTCGACAGGCCCTCGCCGAAACGCAGCAGCTGGACCTGATGCGCCAGCAGGATATCGCGGATGTCGTCATTGGACGGCGGCATCGGCTACTCCTCCTCGTCCGCGTCCCCGTCCTCCTCCTCCTCCTCGCCGGCTGCCATACCTGCCATGCGCCGGGCGGCCCGCGGTCCGAATTCGCCGGCGGCTGCCCGGGCGGCCATTGCCGGATCGCTCATCAGGTCGGCGTCGCTCATGCCGGCCAGCTCGTCGTCGGTCCCGGACAGGATCTCGTTGTCGTTTTCCTCTTCGATGGCCTCCAGCTCCTCCTCGAAAGTCATCTCGGTGAAATCCTTCGCCCGCAGATAGTTGTGCACAGACTTCCACGACAGAGGCGTGCCGGCCTTTTTCGCCGTGGCGAAATCGATCAGGTCCTTGACGTTTTGCTGCTCCTCGACGAAATCCAGGTTGGGCTCCACCTTCACGTCGTCCGGGTTTGCGCCAACCCACTCGGCCGCCTGCCGCAGAGCTGTTTCCAGGCCCTGCGCTGCCGTCATGGCAATCGTCTGCAGGGTAGCCGTCCGGGCGGCGACGCGGATCCGCAATGTCTCCGCCGCCTCCGCACCGGCACCGGACGACAGCAGTTTTATTCCCTCCTCGCCGGCACGGCGGTAATCGTCCTCCAGAGAGGTGCGCTGCTCCGAGAGCGCATTCGAATCCGGCCCGATAAATTTCGCGTCGGCGTTTTCGTCGGGCAGGTTCAGGTACGCGCCCGAGCCGATGATCGGCGTTTCGTCGTTGCCGGGATTCTCCGAATCGCCCGCGGATATGTCGTAGCCCAGGATGACCAGCGTGTCCTGCCCGGACATGAATAGCGCCGAGCGGTGGTCGGCCTCGCCCCGGTAGATCGCCATCGAGAGATTCGCCAGATTGATGAGCGGCGCCTCACCAGGCTGCGTCCCGGTATCGGTGGTGTTGATAAACGTGAACGGGATCTCCTCCAGCGTGGTGCCGCGGATGGCCGGCACGATCTCGTCCTGAAAGGAGCCGTCGCGTTCTACCTGCGACGTGTAGACCTCGCCGTCGCCGGTGCCAAGCGATAGCACCCGGAAGCGCGGCACCAAGTTCCACGTGAAACGGTCGCCCGTTTCGCGTTCGTAACGCGTCTCGTCGAGGACCACCAGCAGCAGCCGGCGGATAGCCTCGGAGCGTTTGGTATCGTCGACCTGCTTGACCGACATCGTTTCCGTAATGTCGTCCCAGTTGATTAGTTGCGGGGCCGGGTACGGCACGATCAGCGGCAGATCGCGATTCGGGTCGACGTCCAGGAGAAGCCCGAGCCGGCCGTAGAGCAGCTGGTTCATATGGATCTGCACCAGCAGGCTATCCAGCGACTCGCCCTTCGGCGTGGCGATGTCCCGCATATCCTCCAGCGCGTCGGGCAGCTCAATGTTGGCGGCCTCCCGGTCGAGGATGCCGGTAAGCGCCCGCACCGTCTCTTTGATCAGGTCGGGAAAAAAGGCCCGAATCAAATATGCGTTGTATAGCGCCAGGCCCTCGTCGGAGAGCTTTTCCTTGGTGGCGGAGAGCGCGCGCATCCCGCTCGTTGCCGGCAGGTACTGCGTGCTTTTTGTTTTGATATGCCGCTGGCCCTCGTTGGCGTCGAACATCACGACCCAATCGGGACGCCGGGCAAGGTAGTCCGGGTGCGGGTCGGCAATGCTGGATCCGCCGCCGCCCTCCTTACGTGGCGTGGTGGTGATGCCCGGTTGCAACGGGGCTGTGGTGTTGGTCAGTACGGATCCCATTAGTGCGCTCCCTTGATAGCTCCTGAAGTCGGTCGGCGTGGTTGCCGCACGGCTCGATGATAAGCCCGCGAGAGAGCATCTACCTGATCAGCGAAGGCGCCGCCGGGAAAAGCACACAGCTCATCCAGAAACGGGCTATTCCAGGCCCCGCGGACAATCACGATGTTGCCGGCCTCCCACTGCGCTGCCGGCGCATCTGCACGGACTGCTTTGTCGCCGCTTTCCGGCGAGTAGTAGCACCGATGCCTCGGAAAGTCTGCAGCGATATCTTCGGCCTGCGCCTTTCCGGCTTGCCCGGGGTCCTGCGGGAAGTCGATTGTAACGAGCCTCCCGTCCTGATCGCCGAGATTTCTCATTGTTGTGCGGACCTTATTCGGCGAGCCGCGGAAACGAACCACGTCCTCGATGTAGATTTTGCGCTTTACGTATCGCAGGCGCAAACCGACCGTCCACGCAGCGTTTTTTGCGTTGGGCGATGCGGCATCCGTCGCCGCCAGATCCCATCCCCGTACCCGGGCGCCGCCCTTGGGGACCTCCCCAGGCTCGCAAAATTGCGCGTACTCCCGCAGGAACATCGAGCCCTCGCGCGGGTGCGGTCGCTGCTGCAGTTGCCCGGCGGTGGCATACGACCCGATCTCTATCTCTACGCCGCGCAGGCGGGGCTCGTCGAACAACCCAGGCCAAAGCAGCTCCCCAGGTGTGTCCCGGAAATCGCCCGGCATGGCGCGGCCGCTACGTTTTAACGTAATTGGGACGCTCACAAACGGGTGCTTTTTCTCGTACCGGGCCGGGAGGCATAGGTGCACCAGGTCTGCCTCGTCCGAAATCATATGGCCGGCGTAGTCCCGCTCGTGCAGCCGCTGCATCATCACGCAGACGCCGCCCGTCGGTGAGCGTACCCGGGTCGGCAGGGCCATACGGATGCGGTCGACGGTACTGTCCCGGACGTCGTCCGATTCGGCCTGCTCCACGTTATGCGGGTCGTCGAGGATCACGTAGTCGCCGCCCTCGCCCATGATGCCGGCAATCGATGTCGAGAAACGGTAGCCGCCGGCGTCGTTGGCGAAGCGGGTTTTCTGGTCCTGATCCTTGCGGATCTGCAGTTTGGTTTCGCGGAGGGAGCCGACGATATTGCCCCACCGCTCCTGATACCAGGGTGAGCGGATCAGCTGCCGGGTCTTGTCCGCGTCGCGCAGCGCCAGATCGGCGCGGTAGGAGGTGGCCATGAAGCGCTTGCCGACCCGCTCTTTTTTTGTCCAGCACCACGCGTTCAGCAGTACCGAAACGGACAGCGATTTCATATGCCCAGGCGGGATGTTGAGCAGCAGCCGCGGGATCTCGCCGGCGATAAATGCCTCGAGATATTCATCCATGAGTTCGATATGCCGGCCGTCGACGAACGGCGCCGGGTCGAGCCAGCGCCATGCCTCCGTCGTGAACAGGTGCAGGCTATCCTCGCACCGCCCGGCCAGCTCCCTTTCGAGATCCGTCAGGTTTTCGAGTTTATGTGCCGCCTGCGCCGGCATGGAGTTTTCGCTGGAGGTGGGTCAGCGTCTGCAGCTCGTCGTCGTCCAGCGCGGAATAGTCCGGGGCGCCGGCTACCGGCGTCATGCTCCGGTCGGGGCTGGATACCTCGACGGCCCGGGTCGGCTTGTAAAGCGGGTGCCGGCTCTTCAGCGTCAGCTCCAGGAGGCGGTCCGATTTCTTGGTCACGGCATGGAATAGCGTCTCCTTGGTGCCGTCCTTGTGGACGTGGACATAGGGCGCCTCCTCCTCGATGCCGATCACCGCGCGCCGAATACTCTCGCTCTCGCATTGATCCATAAACGCCTGCTCGGCCTCGTCCCAGGCGTCGCCGAATTCAGGATCCCGGTCCCGGACGTCATACCACGTGCGCCGGGCGCACTCCCCGGCAACCGCTGCCTTGGTGACCGATCCCGTCGCCTTCAGGCTGTCCAGAAACAGGCCCCGGCGGCGCTTGGTCGCTGCCTTACGACGCGCCATCGCTCTTGCCCGGCAGGGCCAGCGTATCGACGAACAGCGTGCGATAGCGGTCCACGATCATCTGGCAGAATTTCGGGTCCAGCTCAATGCACCGGGCTTGCCGCCCGGTCAGCTCGCAGGCCACCAGCGTGGTCCCGGTGCCGGCGAACGGGTCGTATATCAGCTGCCCAGGGTTGGAATTATTGAGGATCGGGCGGCGCATACACTCCACGGGTTTCTGGTTCGGATGCCCGGCTTCCAGGCGCTGCAGGATGTCGATATTCCAGACGGTCGACTGCTTGCGGCCGCCCATGAATTTGCCGGTGGCGCCCTTCCGCACGGCATAGAAGCAGGGCTCGTGCTGCCAATGGTAATCGCCCCGGCTCATGGCGAATCTATTCTTGGCCCATATGATTTGCGAGCGCACCCGGAAGCCGGCCGAGTGCAGCCCTCGGGCCACCGTGTCGCCGTTCAAACCGCCGTGCCATACGTAGGCGATGTCGCCCGGGAAGTGGACGTAAGCGGCCTCCCAATCGGAGCGGTCGTCGTTTTTTATGATCTCCCGGCGGGGCTGATTCTGGTGGTCGCCGCGCCAGTTCGCGTCCAGCTCGACGCCGTATGGCGGGTCGGTAACCATCAGCCCAGGGCGCTCCTTGCCGAGCAGCTCGTACACCACGGCCTTGTCGGTGGCATCGCCGCAGATCAGTTTGTGGTCGCCAAGCTCGATCACGTCGCCCGGCACGATATCGGTATCGACAGGCATCATGGCCGGGTCATCCTCGTCCTCGCGTTTGTTTTTCTCGCTCTCCCGTTCCAGCTCCGCCACGATGCCGGCGCGGGCCTTTTCGTCGAAGCCCGTCAGGTCCAGCTCGTAGCCGGCGTCCAGCAGCTCGGTAAATTCCAGGTCCAGCATGGCCAGATCCCATCCCGCCGTTTCGGCCAGCCGGTTATCCGCGATGACGTATGCCCGGGCCTGTTCGGGCGTCAGATAGTTCAGATCGAGCGTCGGCACCTCGGGTAGCCCCAGGCGGCCGGCTGCCATACACCGGGCGTGCCCGGCGACGATCATGACGGTGCCGTCCTCGTCCTCCCTTACCAGGACGGGATTGGTAAAGCCGAATTCACGGATCGATGCCGCGATCTGGTTTACCTGCTCGTCGGTATGAGTGCGCGCGTTTCGCGCGTATGGGATCAGCGTGGCGACCGGGCGGTAAACGATATCCAGCCCGTCGTCGGGTGCAGCGGCTTCGGCCATCACGGCTCCTTTCGAATCACTCGGCCCGCTTTTTTGTGCGGATGTGCGGGCCATAGCGTATCAATTCGTGACGCTCGGGGCACGTTTCGACACAGAAAGCGACGCTAAGGCCCGCTTTTGGACCCGAAAACGTGCAAAAACGCGTTTTTTCGCACGGCGGTAACCGCGATGAATTTAGAGAAGCGTGATCTCGATGCCGTAAATCGCCTCGACCACGGCCCGGCGCAGGCGGCTGGCGGTGGTGTCCATGCCCTTCACGTCCTCCACGATCTGGCGGCCGCTGCGCTTGTCCTGATATCGGAAGTCGGCCTTGTAGGTTGCCCGGCGGCCGTTCGGGTAGCCGGCGCTGCGGATCTTGACGTCCAGGTAGGTCCCGTCGCGCTGCAGGACGATCAGCGGGTATTTCGGCTGCAGCTCGATATTGGCGATCTCGCCGGCGGCGTCGAGCAGTTTCAGCTGGCGGTAGCGGGCGGCCTCCTTCCGGCTGTCGAACGTGATGCCGTCGACGACCTCTTTGACGTTTCGGTATTTACGCCGCTTCACAAATCTCGTCTATGGCCAGGAAGATGCCCTCGGCAACGTGAGGGACGATGGCATTTCCGATTGCTTTAGTTCTGTCCACCCGGGCGGATATCCCATCAACCACTCGGTCCAGCTCGGGTTCACGTGCCCACCACCCTTCGGCGTTCCCTCCCTGTGAAAGACGACTCTCGGCAGCTGATCCAGGCGAACACGCGCGCCGGATTCCAGCGCCATACCGGGACTGTCCTTGTAGTCCCGCGTCGTCGGCGTGGGCCACGATAAAGATCCGGTCTCTAAGATGGGGTGCGCCAACGTAGGAAGCGGGAATGCAATGCCACTCGCAGCCATACCCGATCTCGGCCAGGTCTCCTGCGACTCGGTCGAGTCCTGAAATAGCGAGAGCTGGGACATTTTCCAGCACCGCGAAACGCGGCTGTAGATTGCAAATGAGCCGGGCGGCGTCGGACCAGAGGCCGCTCCGTTCACCGTCGAGTCCTTCTCTGTCGCCATCGGAAATCTCCTGCATTAGCGATACATCTTGGCAGGGAAATCCTGCCGTTATAACGTCCACCTCGCCTATCGTCTCCGCCAATTGGTCGGGGCCGAAACACTCGCAGGCGTAGTAGTGGTCTTCGCAAATCTCACACCACGGCTCGCCGCATTCGTAAGGGCACTCGACCATATCGCTGGCGAAGCGATACAGCTTACGGACGTCGGAAAATATCGGGACCTCGGGCCAGTGCTTGGCAAGCACCGCGCAGCAAAACGGATCGTTTTCGCAAAAGCCGACGGTGGTCCAGCCGACCCGGCGCGCGGCCAGGGCGAAGCCGCCGATGCCAGAAAATAAATCCAGATGCTTCATACAAACAGATCCCCGTTACGGTGGAAATCCTCAAGCCGGCGCACGGCCAGCGCAAAGTAATCCGGGTCGACCTCGATGCCAATATACGGACGCCCGGTCAGCGCCGCCACAATTGCTGCCGAGCCCGAGCCCATGAACGGATCCAGTATCACGCCGTCGCCGTATGCCGGCAGCAGGCCCATCAGCATTTCGACGGGCTTTACGCCTACCGGCTGCGTCGTATCCTTGTCCTGCATATCGCCCGTCAGGGAGCGCTGGCAAATGATCACGGACGATTTCCACGCGCCCTTTTCGCTCTGCTGCCAGTACAGGTCCTTGCCCTGCTTGCCGCGGCTCTTCGCCGTTTTGAACTGCGGCTCGGCAGCCAGGCTACGCCGATGCGGTTGCCGGATCCGGTCCAGATCGATGGCGTCCTTGCGCCCCGAGAAAACCGAAATCGTCTCGTGATGGATGAGCGGCATATACGACGCGCGGAAGCTGCTCATATCGGTGAAGTGCCAGATATATTCGCTTACCAGGGGCCACGGTCTTTCGGCAAACTCCCGCTGCACCATGCCGGTATAAGGGAATTTCGACATGACGATGTTGTGCCAATGCTCCGGGCAGGCGTGGTCGTAGCTCCAGATGAATTCGCGCGTTTTGAATAGCTCGAAAGGCGGATCCGTAAATAGCAGATCCACCCGGTCCAGGGTCGGCAGGATTCGGAGAGCGTCACCACGGTAGAGAACGGCGTCGCCGATCTCTACCCGGTCGCTCACGGATGGCCGCCCTGCAATATCCCGGACACTACCGGCGCCAGCATCATCCCGAGCATCAGCAGCAGCAGCAGCACCGCCAACAATATGGCGAGCCTTTTCATCCCCGGCTGAAGCGAGCCTTGATGCGGGCCTGCAGCTTTTTGGCGAATTCGGGCTGCGGGAAATTCCAGCCGATAAACGCGCCGGCCACCAATCCAATCACGAGCCATATGATCATTCGATATTCTCCTCTTCCGGGTCGGCGCGGTCCTTGCCGCCGGTTACCTTGGCCAGATGAATCATGGCCTCGGTCTCGTCCGTGAATCCGCCCTCATCTACGGCATCGCCGGAATTGAAGCGGGCCAGGTTTCGGGTTTCGGCATATACGATACGCCATAGTTTGCCCATGCGCTGCACCAGCAGCGGCGGTACGGTTTCAGTCATCAGACTCACTCCTCTTGAAACGGACGCCCAGGCGCCACGCGATCAGCCTGTGGAGGCCAAACGATGTCAGGATGGCTACCGCCCCGGCGAGGACGTAAAGCGTCGCACGCGGCCACACGAGATACGAGAGGGCCCATACGCACCAGCTCGCGACCGCCGCTATCAGCAGCGGCCCGCGGGAGGGATACGTGACGTGGACCGGGATTTCGCCATCGGGTTTATCCATGCGCCGAGTGTAGGCCGGGACGCCACAGATTACGAGGCCGGAACGGCGGCAGCCTTGGCGTTGTGGTCGTCTATACAGGCCACGATCTTGGCCCGGATATCGCGCTGCTGCTCCATGTAGCGGCGCATGGCCTGCAGGTTTTCGGCGAGCGCGGCGTACAGGTCGGGCGAAAACCAAAAGCCCCACACCTCGTCCGGGGCCATTACCAGGGTCGGCGGCGTGTCCTTCAGATTGGTGGGCTCGGGCTTGGCGGTCGTATCGCAAATGACGGGCGTCGGCCTTTCGCGGATTTCCACGTCGGGCGGCCGGGCGCCGAAGAGCGAGCAGGCAGGCAGCGTGATCAGGAGGGCCAGAGCGATGCCCAGTCTATTCACGGGTTTCAGCCTCGATCTCCTCCCATACGCGGGTCGTTGCCCGACGTGCCTGACGCTCGATCAGACCCGGCTTGGCTTGGGTCAGCCGGGTAAGGCGCGCGCGGTCTTCGAGGACCTCGGTGGCCGCTACTTCACGATCCCGGGCAGCCTGAAGCTCCGTCACCAATGCTGCCTGCCTGTCGCGTTCGGTTTCCAGGTCCCGCTCGATGCGGTCGACCTGTGCTTCCGCCAGATCCGCGCGCGTCCGTTCGGCCGTTGCCGATACCTCCGCCGCGACCCGGCTGTTGATTTGTCCGTTGACCAGGAAGGCGCCCGCTGCGATCATGCCGCCACCAAGCACGCACACCACGATGAGGGCTTGAATGTTCAACCACTACCCACCATTGCCGCCCGGCAGCTTTCCTGTCCGAAAGTAATTATTTGTCAGCGTCCCGAGGACGCCTGTCATCACGCCCAAGATACCGACCGGGAAGCCGGCAACCGCCAAGGCGACTGCTTGGTTTTCGACCGCACCCCATTCGAATGCCATGAACCACTCGGCGAGGTAGTAGCTGAAATTCATAAAAAAGGCGTAATACCCGATGACCAGAAAGCGCGGAATTATCCTCAAGGCATCCAGCCTCGCCGCGAATCGGATCCATGCATCTGGTTCTGTCATGGCGTTGCTCCAGGCTACCGGCGTGCGTCACGTGCGCGCAGTTTGCGGCCGGGTCGAGTGGGTCGACGGCGACGGCCTTTGCCGCTCATTGCGTTCGCCGGGCGAGTATCCGCGTTAAGGTCGCGGTGCGCTCCGTCCGGGCGTCGCCCAGGGCGCGACGATTATCCGCCAGCAGCGACTGCTCGGCGTTCGATAGCTCGTCCTGCGCCTCCAGATCGCGGATTTCGGTTTCCAGCTCCTCGATGCGGATATCCAGTACCTGCACCAGCAGCACATCGATAGAGGCGATGGTGGCGACCTGCGCTGCCGTGTTTGTTTCGACGGTTTTTTCCAGGGCGTCGATGTCCTCCTTTTGCGCGTACCGTTGGTCGGCTGCCCATACGGCGAAGGTCCCGCCGCCGCCTGACAGGAAAACAAAAAGCGCCCCGAGAATCGCATACTCCTTCGGCCGAGATATTTCCTTCATGCGTAGTCCTCCACGGTGATCCAGACCTCTTCGCTGGCCTTCAGCTCGGCAGCGATCTTGTCATAGAGGCGGCGGTAGGCTGCAACGGATGTCGTTACGGTGCCGCGCTCGGTTACGTTTGAAATCTGGCCGTCGCCTACCAGGAGGCAACCATCGGTGTCGTCGTCTTTGTTGCCGACGTGAATGTAGACAAACGTGAAGCCCGGCACGTCCTGCAGCCAGAGCATCCCTGCGTGCCAGGCGAAGCGGTTTTTATAGCGGACGATCATGCCGCCCTCGTCGCGGAATTT